TCCATTTGTTGCTTGGCGCTTTGCAGGTTCTGCATCAAACCTGTGAGTGCAGCAGTGGCATCGGTGTTGAATTGTGTGGCTTGATCAATACCAACTTGGTTCTTGATTGAGTCTACCAGAGCAGGCAGTTCTTTGAATTGTAATTCAGAAACATCTTCCAACATGCCTTGCATCTTGTCCACCATGTCTTGAGCAGCCAACACCACTTGGGCTTGTTGAACTTCGCTTTCGTTGAGACGATGCATGGCACGACGCAAACGGCTTTCGGCCTTCATCATTGCGGCTCCGGCCACGAGTTTTTGTTCTTCGGGGTTCAGTGATTGACCAGCTGCTGACTTCTTGAGAGCTGCTGCCAACTTGGGATCCTTGACTTGAACTGATGTAGCACCGGCAGTGCCAGTACTGCCAGTAGCGCCAGCAGCGCCGGTACCACCAGTACTGGCTGTGGGCACAGGCACATTTTCTTCTTTGATGCGTGCAGTCAACGCAGACTCCATCATGACCAACTGTAGATATGCTGGGTTGCGTTCACTGGTGTGTCTTGCAGTGGAGTTGCGATGTTCACCCAGAATGCCACGTACCTTGGTCAGCATGATGCTGGCTTGTTTAAGGTTCAGTTGATCAAAATTAATGCTGTTACCAAAGTAACTTTCAAAAACTTTGCCAATTTGTTTACTGGGCTTAGGTGCCGCGAGTTCGTTCAGTTTCATTTGAGAATCCTCTAATTTGTAAATATTTAGTCTGATTTATACATTTTTCAAGTTCAGAACTGATACCGTTGAACTGTAAAATCTTGGGTTGTACTTTTGCTTCTACAGTTTCACGAAAGGATTCAGTTTTACTGCGTTCGCCTAGCACACGTCTACAATGTATATCTGCTGCCAACAACTGCTTTTTTCTGTCAAGAGCCAGTATGTTGCTGGCCAACTGATATTTTTTATATTTGTCGGCCACACACCAACTTATAGCAGTTTTTTTGTTTTGGAACTGATGTATAACACGATCGTGATCACTCACGTTCCAGCCCTGATCTGCTTGTTTTATAGCATAGAGCCCAAACACTATTAAACCATCTCCGTCGTTGATTATCAAATGGTCAATGTTGCGCCTAAGTTCTTTTTCGGCCCAACGTTCTACTTTTTGTTCTTGATTCATTTGAGTACGTATTCTTTCAGCAACCAACCCACAGTTGCAATCAAAAATCCAATGATACCAATGCCCCAACCTATGAGCTGATTGTTGCGTTTGTCTGCCAAACGATGCACTAGGTCATGTGTTTGCTGTGTCACTGTTTTTACTTCACTGATGTCAGTTTCAACATTGTGTAGTTTGAGCTCAAGCATGCGATATCGCTCTGCACAAAGCTCTACGTGAGCTTCTAGGCTCTTTTTTTCAATATCTGTAGTATCGACCATGGTCAGCTATTTACCAGTTCAAACCAAATGTTTTCTTTGCCAGGTTGAGGATACAACACTGGTTCAAGTCCGGGCTTTTCATTCAACCCGGTCATCATGGGAATTCCATCACAATCTTTTTTCAGTGAAGCCAGACTGTCGGTGTTGCCATCCATGGCAAATACATTTTCGTTTTCGCTTTCAAAAGTAAAACTCCACACACCATTGTCACACTGCGGTTCACTGATGTCTTGCGGCTGGGTGCGCAGTCCAAACAGTTGCAGCAGAGTTTCGTAATTGCGCTGCTGATTTCTACTGCGTGTCCAGTCTTGGAATGTGTCCACAGTTTGCCCAGCACGATCACGAAATGGCAGCTCGGGTACACGAAAATGGCCAGTTACCCCGGTGCGTGTGCAGTCAAACAGTGTGCGACATAGTACTTTCATTTCGCATTATTTAATGCCAAAAGAAAACCCCGGAATTAATCCGGGGTTGTCTCACGGTGAGTTTAAATTGAATTAAACGTTGGTGAATGTAGCTGAACCAGCAACGTTGGCTGTTGGGATGCCAATGTTCAAGCCGCCTGTGGCGTTGGCTGTTTGAGCAGCAGCAACCAAGGTAGCGGTGGTGTAAGCGCCAGTTGGGTAGAGAGCGATGTTCAACACAGCGGCGTTGGTAGGTGTTACTTGGTACATAGCAATAGTAGCTTCTTGCTGAATAGCTTGAAGAACGTTGTTGATGTAACCAGTAGCGTTAGCTGCACCAGAGGCGCTGAGGGCGCTGTTGGCTGTCAGGCTGAAGAAGTCCAGGTGAGGACCGGCCATCTGCACTGGGCCTTGAGCAGCGATGTTAGCTGTGTTAGCGATTGTACCGTTTTGTACGTCGATGGCAAACACTGGTTGTGTTGTGCCGTTTACTTTTGTTAAAACTGCCATGATATTTCTCCTTAATATGTGGCCTCATTGGGCCTACTTTTATTTATACAACCAGCAAAAAAACCATTAGTTGGGATTGTTTTGGGCACGGTTTTGGGCCGCAAATGCTTCAGGATCAAACCTACTCACCAACTTGGCATAGCCTGCAGGCGTGGCCATGACCCAGCCTTCTTGACCTGGATACTCAGTATCAGCTTGACGTTTGATATACATTTTGAGATCATGCAGCAAAATAAACGCTGTAAATGCAGCAGCCAGGGCCTGTGTGTTGCTGGACGGACTGTTCAAGTATTCCACAATGTTGCGGAACTTTTGTGGGGTGACTTTTTGTTGTAACCATTCACCAAACTCAGGCAACAGAGTTTGACTGTTCAACTGTGTGCCCACCTTGGAGTTGATGTAGTCAACTGCCGACTTGGCCAAGTCTGTGATCTTATGTGCTCGTAGTTCTGCTGGGTTGAACAAGGTGTCAATGTCGTTGCCGTGTGTGCGCACTATCTGTTTGAGCTGTTTTTCAGCGTTGGTTTTAGTTTCAAGACGACTGGGAGTTGCAGGCTTTTCCAGCATGAGTCCGGGAACTTCGTTGAAACTCACACCACTCAGTGGCTGTCGTGGTTCGCCTTGATCTGCGTACATTGAGTGTACAGCAATACCAATGTTTGAGTTGGCAATTCTGCGTCCCAGTGCACTTTTGACAGGAATCTTGTACTCTATAGTGTTGGGCCGGAACACATAGTTTCCAGCCACTTCGGGCGGAGTCTGCATGTACAACAAGTCGCCCTTGACATAGCCACGGAAGTTGGGCGGAAGTGCGGCTTCTAGTATCGGAAACAGCGTGGCATATATCTGTATCAATTCAGTTCGGTCACCAGAACGACGGCGCTGTATATCGGCCATCATTTCAGGACTGGTGGCTAGACCATCATAGCCCTTGGCTTCAAATCCTGAACCGTCTGTGAGCACAAACTCGCCGGTTGTGGGCTTGCGTCCAAATATCACAGCAGGTTTGCCGTCCCACTTGGCAGTGGTTGTTTTGGGTTGTTCTGTGGCATGCTTCACAATGGCCAGTGCATCACGAATGCCCTGTGTGCCACGGCGGAACACAAGATCTTCCAAGTGTTCAATGCCCTTGGCTCGGCCACCCACTCCGGCTTGTTCTGCTTCTACCAGGGCAACATATCCTTTGTTGACGATGCGATCTCGCAGTCGAGCCAGGAAGTGTACGTCATTTTCAGCCACACCCTGTTGTGGTTCTTGCAGGCCCTCGCGTGCCAAGTAATCTCTAAAGTCTTTTAGTTTGACATTGATGTCAGGATCGTTGCTGAGTGCTTGGTAAATGCTTTCGACATTTTTCAAGTGTTCGCGATTGTAGTTGGAACCCAACAACATCTTGGCTGCTTGGTCAGGGTCCAAGGTCACCAGCTTGTCACTGGTTCTGCTGAACACACCATTGGCACCCACTTTGAGTCCCAGGCTCTTGGCTATTGAACTCATGAGCACGTTGCGTACCATGCCCTTGTAGACTGAATCTACGCCGCCACTGTAGTAGAACTGTCCCCAGTCTAGATTGGGGAAGAACATGAAATCAGTTTGCACATATCCTTGCTTGGAATCACCATTGATGGGTGTGCGGAAATGTACTTCGCCTTTTTGTTGCACCCACTCTCGGGGATCAAGTTTTTGACTGACAATAAACTGTGATAACTTGTTGGCCAACTCGCCCTTGCTGATTTCGTTGGTGTCTATGGCAATGTCTAGGTCACCTGATGTGGGTTTTTTACCTGTGCTGCCTAGCCAACGACTGGGATATCCTGTGGCAGCATCATCTTCGCCATGCAGATCCGTACCCAACACAGACTCCAACCACTCGATAGTAGCAGGTACATCTGCTTGGTCGATGCGCTGAGTCAGCGGCACACCCATCTTGTCTTTGAATACGTTGCCGCCTTCGAAAATGTTCA